CGCGTAGGCGATCGACATTGCCTGCAGGCCGACCGTCGTGCCGCCGCCGATCAGGACCGCCTCGCGCTCGCCAATCCAGTCGGAGATCTCGGGGTAGGCCACATGCCACAGCGTAGCCGAGCGCCCGGCCAGCGCGTCGAAGAGCGCGGGATGGCATTGCGAGGCCACGAGGTAGTGCCGCGCCACCGCCCCTGCCACGAAAGCCACGTTCGCCGCCCGCGCATCGAGAAGGACATGGTGGTCCGCGACGACCCCGGCTCCGGCCAGCGCGGTTGCCGCACCGTTCGTGGCGAAGACCTCTCCGCCCGCGCGCTGGAGCGCTGCAATCATGGGCAGCAGGGGCTTCATCGACGGCCCGCCGCCGACAATCAGCGCGGCGCGGCCATGGGGTTCCGCAAGATCCAGCCACGGCAGCGCCCTGCCGCACGCAGCCTGGACGTTGGCGCGGATCTCCTCGACCGGCGTGTTGCAGGTCACGGGGATCGTGTCGTCGATGTTTTCCGGCAAAATCATCGGATCTGGCATACCGTCAGGATGACGGACGGGATGGCCGGCACGGGCGCCGCCGCTGGAAATCCGGCGATGAAGCAGTTGGTGTCGTCCGTCGACCAGACAAGCTCAAAATAGTCGTTCGCGTTCATGTCGTGCAGGAAGTTCCAGGCCGCCACCGTCTCCGCGTCGCTGCCATTGATCGCGACCTTGGTTGCCGAATTGGCGATGTCGATGCCGTTGACGCGGTACCAGATGTAGACAGCCGCCGTCGATGCGGCGGTCTTGTCGAGCTGCAGGCTGAATTGGAAATTGTAATGTCCCGCCTGCGCGCACACGATGCGCGACGCCGGCGATCCGATGCTTACCAGATAGGCGGAGGAGGTTGCTGAAAGGGTCACTGGGTAGGCCGTATTGATCGCCGCGGCGGTCTGCGTTGCGGTCGAGATGAACGACCCGTGCGCGGCCTGCGCTTGCGTGCCGCCGCCGCCCTGCAGCTGCTCCCAACGCGTGTTGCTGACCGCGAAGATGCATAGCGATGAATTCGGCGCCACGGCAAGCGAGGTCGCGCCGCCGATGGTCGTGCCGGTATCGAACGGATAGACCGTGAGGGACGTTGCCGTCGGATTCGTTACCCAGATCGTCGCGCCCATCTCGCAGGGCGGCAGCTTCACGCCGGCGCCCGTGGCGACAGTCGAGACCCGGTTGTAGATGCTGGTCAGCGCGGTCGCGTCGCTAGAAGTCGTCCCGGCCGCTGACACCGCCGATGCACCCTCGCCGCAGATTGCAGCGGTGGTCATCGACGTGACGCCAGAGTTCAAGACGCGCGACGGAAGCGCCATGAATGCTCCTGAGGAAGAAGAGGGCGGCGAGCGCGAACCCGCCGCCCCCAGTCGTCAGGTGATCTGACCCTGCTTGTGCGGACGGTTGATCGAGACGACCACCGTCGACACGCCGGCCGCGACCGAAGCGAGGTTCGCGGAACGCGCGCCCAGGATCTGCTTGCCGTTCGCCGCCGTCGGCATCACCCGGCCCACCGTGGCGGACTGGTAGATGGCGACCTGCGGGCTGACGGCCACCGCGGTCTTCTTCATGACCGCGAGACCGCCGATCTGGTACCAGCCGAACGAGCCGGCGCCGTTGGCCGACATCGCCACGGCCACCGGACCCGCGAGGTTCGCCGTGTCGGCGGCCAGCGCGGTCTGATAGGTCGTGGCGTTGTACGACACCAGCGACCCCACCTCCGTCGACGCGACGCCGAGGAGGAGGATGAACTCTCCCTCGCCGTAGGTCGGGTCGTAGGCGCGGGCGACCATGCCGAGCGTGGCCGGCGGGGTCGGGATCGCGGAGGAGCCGTTCGGCGGCGTGATGCCAGCATCGGTCTGGTCGATCTGGAGCATGCCGACGCGGTTTTCGGTGAACGAGTAGGCCATGTTCTGGTCCTCCTTAGGCGATCAGCACGCCGCTGAACTGCGGCCCGCTGCTGGTGAGGTTGCCGGCCCAGCCGATCAGCTTGACGATGGCGTCCTGGTTCACCGCCTGGCGCTCGCCCCCGATGGGGACGAAGTTCCGGTCCGCGTGCGGACGGAAGTGCAGGTACTTGGTGTTGAGGAACCACATGTGGTTCGCCGTCGCCGCGTTGCCGATACCGCCGTCGAGGACGACATCGGAGGCCATGCCCGCGCCGTAGTACTTGAGCGAGGCGAAGCCCGCGCCGGCCATGCTGGAACCGGAGTCGGAGATGCGCTGGATCGACTGCAGAGACTGCAGATAGAGGCGGTAGTAGTTGTTGTCCGCCACGATCAGGTCCGGCTTGTCGGTGCCGCGGATGAGCTGCACGGCGACCGAATCCATGTACTGCTGGATGTTCGACGCCGTGGTGGCCGAGCCGCCGTTCGTGACGCCCGAGAAGGCGACCGAACGCCAGAACGACCACGACACGCGGCTGATGCCGCCGTAGGTGCCGGTCGACGGGCTGTCGGGGACCGCCGCCGCGAGGCCGGTGATGTTCTTGCCCGCGTTGCCGGTGCCATCGAGGTAGATGTCGCCGCCGATGCGGTTGGCGAGCTGCGCCTCCGCGACGGCCATGCGGCCATCGAGCAGGTCGATGATCGCCTCCTTGCCCGAGTTCTGGATCATCTCCAGGCCCGAGATCGAGACCGCCGAGGCGTACTGCGTGATCGAGAACTGCGCCGCGGAGATCGGCGAGTTCTGCGAGACGTTGAGCACCTCGTAGCCCGAGTAGGAGTTCGTGTTGTTCGTCGAGCTGTCGTTGTACATGATCTCCTGGAGGATCACGTTACCGCCCGAGAAGGTCTTCACGTTGCCGCGCTCCTTGAGGCGACGCAGCAGCGCGTTGTTGTTGGTCACGTTGTCGGCGAGCTCGCCGGAACGCGACTGGATGTTCGTCGCGATGATATCGCTGATCGAACTGTTCGCGAACGCCATGAATGGCACTCCTTACAGAGGGTTTGGGTCAGAGCCGATCCGACATCCCGTCGAATTGTTCGGCGAGAAGGGAACGGCGGTCGGATGCCTTGGCGGCGGATGGCGCCCCGGGTGTGGAGGACCGAACCGAGACCGCGGCTGCCCTGGCGGCTTTCGCCGCCCTGTCTGCCGATGCTTTCCGCTCCGCCAGCGCCGCAGCCTGTGTGGACTGCTGCTGCCTTGCGAAGAGCTGATCGTCCAGACGCAGGGCCTTGTCGTATGCGTCTTGGAGCGTGGTCGCGACGCCGCTCTGTAGGAGCTGGATCATCGTCGGCCGCGCGTCTTCGAAGTGCTCTGCCTTCATGGAGAACTGGTGCACCTCGTCGAGGAGCGCGGCATTGGCCGCTTCCTCTTGCGCCTGCTTCCAGCCGGTCACCTCGCCACGAATCTTCACGAGTTCGTTTTGAAGCGCCACGAAGTTCGGATCGACCGGGGCCTGTGGGGCGGGCTGACCCTGCGCGGCCAAGTCTATGCCGTAGGAGCGGGCAAGGGAATGGAAATAGTTGAGCCGCTCCTGCGGGGACGAATTTCGCAGGATATTGTCCGCTTCCATGAGCGCCCGCACGGCCTGCGGCGGCTCGATGCCCAGCCCGCGGATCGTGTCCATGTAAGGCGCGATCGCCTCGTTCATGGCGTCCGCGAATTCGGCCTTGGCGCGGATCGGCTCGATGCCGGCGCGCATCTGCTCCTCGCGCTGGTAGGCGTACTCCTGCAGCCGCGGATCGGCCTTGGCCCAGAAGTCATGCATTTCCTTCTTCCAGGACTGCGGCGGGCGACGCCACACGGGCTCCTCGGCGGGCTCGGGCGCCTCCGACGCGGTGGCCTGCGGCCCGGCGGGCGCAGCCTTCGCGAAGCGGCCAGATGCGTCGCGGGCGCGTTCGCCGGCCGGCTCGGCTGCGGCCTCGGGCTCCGGCTGCGGCGCAGCCTCGGGCGCCGGCGCGGCGGCTTCGGCCTCGATGGCGCTGAACTGCTCGGCCAGCAGCTCCTTGCGGCTGTCGCTGTCCACCTTGGTGATCTCGCTCATGTCATCTCCGCTGCTGAGACCGGATCTCGGCCAGGATCTTGTCCGCCTGCCGATCGGTCATGTTCCACAACTGTTCGCGCAGGCGCTTGATGCGCTGCTCGCGGCTAGTCGTGATCGGCTGCCTCGGCTTCGGCATCTCGTTGCCGACCTCGAAGCAGTTGTGCCTCTTCAGATGCTCCCGGTGCTGCGAGCGGCTGCTGATCCACGAGCCATCAGCCATCGACTTGTAGCCGCCGATGTCGGGGACGATCTGGATCTTCGGCTCGGCACCGGGCGTGGCGACCGCGATCTCGATCATCTCGCCGTCGCGCCAGACGTAACGGGTCCTCATAGCAGCAGCATCACCTCCTCGTCGTCGGCCTCCAGCTGCATGTCGCGCTGGATTGCAAAAGCGCGCTCCAGACCGGCGAGAATGCGCCCGAGGTCGATGGTTGGGGCCTTCAGTATGTCGGCGCGCGCCTCGACGCCGGCCGCCTCGACCGCGCGCGTTACGATGTACTCTGCGGCGTCCGGCAAGGACTGCTTGCCCTCGACGATCCGCTCGTAAAGCGCCAGGACGCGCTGCCGACGCTGCTCGTTGGCCGCGCGTTCGTCGCGCAGCCGCTTCGCCCTGCGATCGCCGTCATGGGTGTCGTCCACGACGATGTAAGGCGAATCGCCCCACGTCGCCTCATCCCATCGCCCGGCATCCCAGACGCCGATCATGCGCCAACTTCAACGCCCATTGCCCGGCCATCAGGGCCGCGAACGATGCGCTTTGGCGCTGCCATGGCCTGCATCAGCGCCTGCATCAAACCGAGAAGCTGCTGCTCTCGCGTGGCGCTGTCCTGAGCCATCGCCTGGATCATCGCACGCACGTCCTCGGACATGCCGGTCGCCATGCGGTTGGTAACCTCGCTGACCGCGTCAATCGCCGGGACATCGGCACCGGCCGCACCGATGCGCGCCACGAGGATCTTGGTGTCGGCGTCGAGCTGCGCCTTGTGCCGCTCAAGCTCGGCGCGCTGGGCGAGCTCCTCGGCCTTTAGCGCAGCCTCGAAACGCTGGCGCTGCTCCTCGATGGCGGCGGCCGCCTGCGCCTTCATCTGCTCGATCTGCATGTCGGCCTGCAGCTTGGCCTGCTGCATCTGGGCGTCGAACTGCGCCTTCTGCTGCTCGGCCTGCATGCGCGCGGCCTCGGCCTGCTGCTGCATCTGCGCCTTGACCATCTCTGGGTCGGGCGGCGGCGGCGCGCCGGCGTCTACCTGCTGCTGCTGGGTGATCTGCTCCAGCATGCGGTCCAGCGTGCCCTCGATCGGTTCGGCCTGCTTGAACGCGCCGATGCCGTACTTCATCAGCTCGATGACGATTGGCGCGGCCTGCGGCACCTGCTGCACGACCGGCAGGGCCTTCTCAAGGTACCCGCCATAGGCCTGCACGAACTCCAGCCGGTCCTGCTTGTTCTGCGCCTCGTCAATCTGGACAAGGCTGTCGGACGCGACCTCGATGCGGAAGTTCCGCAGGGGCTTGTCCGCCAAAAGCTGCAGGGCCTGCGGGATCAGCTGCTGGTCCGCCGGCGACATCTGCTGCGCCGCGGCGTATTGCAGGATGGTCTGGGGCTGGAACAGCTGGCAGATGATCTGCGCCTTCAACCGGATCAGTTCCGAGGCAAAGAGCGCGACCTCCTCCTGCATCGACCGCAGCCGCAACCCGGCGTACTGGCCCTTGATCTGCTGCGCGGTGGCGGTCTCGCTCGCCGCTGTCTGGCCTCGGATGATGTCCGAGATGCCGGTGATCTCGTAGATCTGCGCCTTGATCTGCTCGCGGGCCGTGTAGCACTGGATCAGCGCCTGGGCGAGCGTGTCGAGCGGCAGAAGGTCGATCGAGCCCTTGAGGCCGCCCTTCTCGCCGAACGCCATCCATTTGTCGACCGGGATCAGCGCGTTGTTGTCTCCCTCGGTCAGGAGGCGTTGCAGGGCCGGCTGCGAGGCATCGTAGACGCCGCGAAGGCGCAGCGCCTTCACCAAACCGTCAATGCGATCGGAAAGGATGTCGAGCTCGTTGGCCTGATCCTGATAAAGCAGGAAGTCGGGCACCGGGACAAGCGTGTCGGACGTCGTGGTGGCGTAGAGCGGGCGCGGGCAGGGGAAGAAGTTCTCCAGCCGCAGCGGGTCGTCGCGCTCGTCGACGAACTGCGCCATGCCCTTGTTGATCCAGTAGACCTTCTGCGTCTCGCGGTCCCACAGCTCGCAGATCTTGGCGCGTGTGCCCTCGCGCTGCTTGTTTGGGCCGTCGAGGTTGTCGGGGCCGCTGTCGAGCGGGATCTTGCGTCCCATCTCCTCGCCAAAACGCTCCACCAGCGCCTCGCGGGTCATGTAGACCCAGCGCCAGACCTGCGTGACCTCTTCCCACGTCCGCGCGCTGCTGTGGCCGAAGTCCTTCCAATGGACGTAGTCGACCGGCGCGCACTCGTACTCGATCTCCTCGGGCACGCCGGCGGGCTCCGGCAGGTTGCCGTCCTCGTCGACGTCTTCGGTGATCTGCGGGCCGTCCTCGGGCATGCCGAGTTCCTGCGCGCGGACATGCGGCTCGTACCGGACCCATGCGACGCCGCGGCCGCCGAGGAAGCGGTCCTCGACGGCGTACTTCATCGTCGCGCGGAAGTCGGGGTAGTGCTCGATCTCGTAGTCCAGCGCGCGCTCGATCAGCTGCGCGGCGACGCGACCAACCTGGTCGTTGTCACCGAAGCGCCGGGCCGCCGAGGCCTTCGGCAGCTTGGCATAGACCGCCGGGATCAGCGTCTGGACGTTTGACCACAGGATGTTGAACTTGACCGTCTCGTTTCCCGACTGGGTCCGCATGTCGTCGCGGTACCGCTTGATGATCTTGGTTGCGCGCTTCTGCCAGCGCTCGAATTCCTTCTCGTAGGTCGAGATCGCCTGCAGGTACTTCTGCACGCCGGTCGGGATTGCATCGGCCATCACGGCCTCCTGCGGTACATCGCGTTATCGCTGCGTGCGGGCGTAACGCGCCGCGAAGCTGTTAGGGTCGAGCTCCATCCGGCCGAAACGGCGAATCGCCTGCGCGAGCTGCTGCGGCGTGGCGCGCAGCGGGACGGTTGAGGCCTCGCTAGGGAGCGTGCCGGGAACCATCGTTCCCGAGGGAATGGCGGGCCGCGGAATGCCGATCGGATCGGCCGGCATCGGGCGCGCGATTGGCGCAGGCGCAGGCTGCCCCATCGCCACCATGTCCGCCGGCGAAACGCCGCCGAGCGTGTCGGGTCGCGGCGGCGCGAAGTCCGCCTCGTTCGTCGGAAGGCCGCGCATCACCGGCGCCTGGCGGCGAGCCGGAACAGGCGGGCGCGGGGCCGCAGGGGGCGGCGCGGGCGGAGGAGGAGGCGGGGCGTTGGGCGCAAACGGGGCCGGGGCCTGCGCGCGGACGTACATCTGCGCGGCCTCGGCGGCCTCGGCGGGCGACATGGCCGGGCGGCCACCCATGCCGAAGAAGCGACGGATGTCGTCGAGGCTGTAGGACACCACCGGGCCGCCGGCGGTGCCCTCTGGGCGCAGCATCGGGTCCATCGACTCCGCCGTCGGCATCATGGCGCGGGCTGGCGCGGACGCGGCCACCGGCATCGCGGCCTGCGGGTTCATGATGCCCATCATCTCGCGGTCGAAGCGGTCCATCTCTTCGCGCGTCATGCGTGCCATCGGCATCACTCCTTGTTGCGCGCGCTGATGGCGCGGGCCTTGGCCTTTGCGTCGGCCTTGCTGCTGGCGCCCCACGCCTTCAGCGCGAGCGCCAGGCGGGTTGGGCGGCCCTTCTCGTCCTTCATCGGGCCGGGCATGTTGCCCATGCGGGCGAGGAAGCTGGCGCGGCGCGGGTTGTCGCCGGACTTCACGGGCGGCTTAAGGGTGCCGCCGGTTTCGGCCTTGTAGCTGGCGCGGCCCTTGGCGTTGAGTCCGCCTTTCGGGTTCTTGCCTTCCTTGCGCTGCCACGCCGCGGTCATCGCTTGTTCTCCGGCTTGGCGGTCTTGGCCGCCTGCTTGAAGTCGGCTTCCGTTGGCCGGCCCTTCTCGCCAGGGCGCTTCATCTTCTCGCCGGAGCCCGCCTTGATGCGCTCCTGCTTGGCGAGGATGTTGGCGTAGAGGCCGGGCTTGTTCATGGCGGCTACGCGAAGACGCCGACCGCGAGAACACTGACACCGGCGCCGGTGGTGATCTTCCACGCGCCGTTACGCGACACCGCGTTCACCTCGATCGAATAGACGCCGATCGCCGTGTTGGCCGGGATCGAGAGAACCGTCGTCGAGCCGTCGATCACGTCCACCGTCGAGGTCAGGGCGGTCGCGACCGCGACGACGATGCGGTGCAGGTAGTCGCCCGTTGCGCCGGTGGCGCCGAGGGCCTGCGCGGTCTGCGAGGCAGCGACGGCCTCGTAGGCGTAGCGATACGGGTTGGACACGCCGGCCATTTGGGCCTCCTCAGGACAGGAAACGGAGCTTGTAGAGCGTGCTGTCGATCAGCGACGCGATGGCATCGATGTCGTTCTGCAGCTCGCTGCGATCAGGCAGCTTCTTGCGCTGCTTCTCGACGTAGTCCTTCTGATCGCGGAAATAGGCGACCATCGCCTCGACGCCCTTTCCGCGCGGGTTGTCCATGCGAGCGACGAACTTGCCGACGAGGCCATAGCAGCCTTGGTAGCTCTCGACGACCGTGTCCACGAGGCCAGGGATCGCCTCGTAGTACTCGCCGACGGCCTTGTGCGCGGCGTAGCTGTCGGTCGACCAGTGCATGAAATGCGCGGCGACGGCAGTGCAGAGCATATGCCCGGCGAACTCGCCCATCGCGGCGTGGTACTCGGCATCCGTCATATTCGTGCGCTCCGAGATCGGGCCGCGGCCGCAGCCCACATGTCATTGAGGGTAGCCGAGTTGTCAGGCCCTATCAATAGAGGCCGATCACTGCGCGGCGGTTCGACCCGAGGCTCCTCGCGCCACGCGATCGCCATCATGCGGAAGGCGTCCGCGCTGTGGCTCGTCCAATCGTGCCTTGGCGCGGCGCGGAAGGCGCGCTTGTCCTCGTCGTATTCGCGCTGGTACTGGCGCAGCGCCTCGATGCCCTCTCGGCATTTCTCGTCGTCAAACCAGACGCGCGGCAGCATGAGGCGCACGGCCTGGATGCCGTCCTGCACGCCGAGGTCGGGGACGATCTGGAACATCCCGATCCCGCCGAGCAGCGCGGCCAGCTGCTCGACAACGCTGCGGCCGCCCGAGGCCAGCGTCTTGGCGCGCGCGTCGTGCGGCAGGTAGTGCTTGCCATACCGATACGGGCGGCCAGCGACAATCTCGGCCAGCTCCGCGATGGTCGAGCCGCTGCTGGCGTGGTGATCGATGACGTGGATCTCGCCACCCGCGACCTGCCACCACCAGATTGCCGTGTCGTCGCGCCAGCCGATGTCCCACGCGGTGTATGTCGGCAGCGCGGGGTCATGCGGCACACTGCGGATGCGGCCAGCGTCGAGCGCCTCGCGCATTTCGACGCCGTAGTAGGCCCCGAGGATCGCCGCGTCGAAGCTGCACTCGTACTCCTGGTCGTACTGGTCCTGCGTCAGCTGCGCGCGCAGTGCGTGGAGTTCGGTCTCCGGCAGGATGCCGCTGTCGCTGGCCCGCAGGCGCAGGAAAAACCAGTCCGGAGATCTCTGCGCGACTTCTACGGCCTCGTAGAATTGGTTCCTGCCCTTCGGCGTGCCGCCGATCACCGCCCAGCCCTGTTTGTCCGAGAGCGTCGGGCGGATGACGTTGCCCCAGACCGAGGGGCGAAAGTCGCCGTACTCGTCGAGGTACGCGCCGTCGAACCCGAGGCCGCGCATCGCGTCGGCGTTGTCCGCGCCGAACAACTGGATCTTCGCCCCGGTGCGCGTCGTCAGCAGCAGCTCGGCCTCGTTGACGCCTGCGGTCGCTGGTTCGGCATATCGCTTGAGGTAGTCCCAGGCGACCGACTTCGCCTGACTGCGAAACGGCGCGACGTAGGCGTAGTGCGCGTGCGGCTGGCGCGCGGTAATTGCGGCGCGGATCAGGTCATTGATCGCGGCGACCGTCTTGCCCGCCCGGCGATGCGCGACGAGGCAGGACCACCGCTGCGTTCGCCGGTGGAACGGGAGGAACGCCTTGCGCGGCGAGTACGGCAGCCGAACGCGCGCAGCGCGCAGCTCGGTCACGTCGGCTCGCCCCACTCGTAGATGATGCGCTGCGGTCCGCCTTCGGGGCCGCTGTTTTCGTGGCGCTGCGTCTCGGCCCAGCGCATCTGCGCCTTCGTCCACCAGATCATCGCGGTGGTGTCGCGCTCGATGACGGCCTTGTTGAACAGCGTCTTGGCGACCTGCGCACTGGCCTTGGCCTTACCGACCGCGAGTTCGGTCTTGTAGTACTTGCGGAGCGTCTCGTCGCTGATGCCGATCAGCGCGGCGATCTGGTCATGCGGCAGGCCGAGGCCGGAGGCCTGTTCGACCTGCTTGCGACGCTCTTCCGTCGGCTTGTGCGCGGGCATCACCATGCGAATAACCTATGCGCTCCTGATGCGGTTGAAAAGACGGCGCAGGGCGTAGGACCGCGCCAGCGAGATCGCGGTGAACAGCGCGCCGATCGCGAAGCTATCGAGGGCGCTTGGGTGCAGGTTAAACAGCGGCAGGACGACCGCGTTGGCCGCGACCGCCACGATGTAGCCGATGGCGACGTTCGCCACGGCCTCTACGGCGCTCATGCGTCGGCTTTGCATCGCTCGGTCGCCATGTCAGCGAAGCTGCGGCCATCGCCCTCCAGCGTCGCAACCTGCCCGGCGAACTCCTGCCAGCGCTTCACCGCGACATCGACGTACGCCGCGTTAAGCTCGATTGCGTGGCACGCGCGGCCTGTCATCTCGGCGGCGATGATCGTGGTGCCGGAGCCGCTGAACGGCTCGTAGACGGCCTGGCCGGGGCTGCTGTTGTTCTCGATCGGGCGCTTCATGCACTCGA